TCAGCTTTTCCTGTTTTCGCGGCGGGCGCACCGAAAACTTGACTCTGGCAGAGCAGTATCGCGGAAACCCGAACTTCGCGCGGAGGGATGAAGCAAAGCTTCATCTGCGGAAGGATCCGGCGCGCCGAATTGCTCGCGCAGCCACTTTTCGCTCACACGCATACCGCGATCTACGGCGGGTCCCAGCCCCGCCATCAGTTCGGTCAAATCGGCTTTCTCATTGAACCCGATTGTAATTTCCGGATACCTGTGTCGCGGCCCGCGATTCAAATCGATCAGCGGCTTTATCAAATCGCGATTGAGCGTCGAGCCGATCCGCCGGGCATCATCGGTGGCGATATCGCGCCGCACCACGTCATGCACCTCGGCGGCAGCCCGGGATCCGGCGCCGCGCGGGAGCTGGGTCGTCAGTTCCTGGCCGAGAATCCCGATCGTCAGCAGCTTGTCGAGGTACTCGCAGAATTTCTCATACATCTCATGGCTTTTTTGCCCGCCGCCTTTCGACTCGACGAACTCAATCGCCATCGACTCCGGGATAATCGCCGCCGCATCGGTGCCAATATTAGCCACCGCCCGCAGCAGAGCCGCCTTGTCATTCTCGGTGGCGCCCGGCCCGTACTTGCCGAGGCGCATCGGCTGGCCGTAAACCTCGGCAAACGTCACCCAGTCCTTGAGCACGTAATTCTTAAAGAGGGAGACCCAGATCGCGATTCGCGCGAGGCCGCCGCGTATCGGCAGCCCGGCCTTCGCCCTGGTGACATGCGTGATGAACTTGAACGGCGCTAGCGGCTGTGTGGCTGGCTGAATCCCCACCTCGTGGCCGCCTGCCAATCTGATGCGGAAATTCATCGGCGACAGCCGCGAGTCCCATTGGTCGCGTCCGACCGGCAATTGCGGGCCGTCGGTGCGCAGCGTGCGCACCAGCAGTTGCTCGCCTGAAATCCAGTCGAACATGAACCATCGCGGGTCGCGCCATTTGAGCGCAAACGGCAGCCACGCCGGCGCGCCGCTCTGCTGATTCACCCCCTCCGTGTCCCATACAATTTCGGTCGCGCTGAAGCCCTTGCCCAATGAATCGAGCATCTCGAACACGACATCGTGCAAATCAATCTGGGTGGAGTCGATTAGGATATCGCGCACAAACTCGGCATCGTCGAGCGCCTGGTCGTCGTCGCCGGCCGCCGTGACGTCGATATCGAGCTGCGAGACCGCCATCTTGCGGGTATGGAGTACTCCTTGGTAAAGCAGGTCCTTTTCTTCCATCCGCTCGGCGAGTTCGAGGTAAAGCCAGGGGTCGCCGAACTCGGCGGTGCGCAGAATGCCGACGACCCGCTCGGGGGTGAGGCCGATTGAATCGTCGATTACCGAATAGATATTGCGGATTCCGGCGAGGGTGGGCGCTGCCTGCTCCTCGCGCAGCGCCTCATAAACGATCGGCCTCCCGTATGAGTCTAGGAGCATTTGCGCGTCTCCAATTTCGCGACCTCGACTGCGAGCCGGTCGACCTGCATTGCCACCGCGCTGATCATCTTTTTCAGCTCAAGAGCGAGACGCTTCAAGTCCGCTGCCGTTACTGTCTCCACGCTCATCCTTCCCCCCTACGGAATATATCTCTCGACCTGGCCGATGTGCCCTAGCGGATAGCCGTCGGCGGTCTGCTGGGTCCACACTACATGCTGATTTCCGATTTCATTGCTGAGCGGCACGTTGCTGTCCATGAACGTCACGTCCTGGAGCAAATCCGGCGTCGCCGGCACCTGGTTGGCCGGGGTCTGCGCCGGGGTGATTATAGCGTGCGTCGCACCGCTCGGCGCCCCGTAACTCAACTGGAAGTTATAGAAGCCGGCCGACGGCGCAACCGCATCGACCGTCACGTTCCCGGCGTTGCTCGCGTCGTACGTATCGACGGTGTTGGTGGTGCCGGTGATTTTAAATTCAAAGCCGCCGCTGGTGTAGAGATTCAGCAGATTGGTGCCCTTCAGCAGGTAAAGCTGGCCGCTGAAGAGCGAATAAGTATTGGCGAAGGTCGCCCCCGAGCTGAAGGTTCCCTGCGAGCCGGTGAAATTCGCCACTCCCAACACTGTGCCGGTCCCTGCGCTGTCGGCCGCGCTCGCTGTATTGACCGAGAATTGCACCACGCTGGGGAAGATGAACTTGGCGCAATTGGTATCGCCACCTGACCCCGCGCAGGTGCCGGGCACATTGGCGATCGTCGGCGACGCCGCGATACTCGCCTGTCCCTGCCAGACCGTGCCGATAATAGTCGAAAAGCTCTCGAATCCTGGGAACTGGATCGCGGCGCCGGCCGCCTGGTCCTCGTCGATATTGTTCAGCAGCGTGCCGTGCATAATCACCGGCCCCTGCCCGGCCGCGTCGTGAATCACGAACGGCGCCCCGCCGTAAGTATCGAGATTGCCGTTGGTCACCATCAGCGCGCCGCCGGCGCTCGCCCCCTTGTAGTAAATCGGCGCTAACATCGTGTCAGCCGATTCCTGGTCGAGAAAGGGGTCGATAAGGGTGCCCGAGGCGAGGTCCACCAGCCAGCCGATCGCGGTCTCGCCGTTGACCAGGCAATGCCCGCTCTTTTCCTCGAAGGTGGTCTTGGCCGATTCCAGGTTGAAGCAGACAAAGGCCTCTTCGGCGGCGATATTCTCGACGTTGTTGCTGTTCGAGGTCGAGCCCCACTCGAAACCCTGGTAGCCGTTGTGCAGCGTCGAGACCATCCGCGCCTCGCGCACGGTGTTCTCGTAATCGTTGTAGTAGAAATTCAGCCCGTTGTGCTCACCCTGCGCCGCGATCCGCTCGAATTGCGAGAACGGCGACTGCAGGATATAGGCCCCTTGCGCATATTGGGACCAGCCGAGCGCCAGGTCATGCACGTAATTGTGCGCGGTGAAAGTGCCGCCCTGCCCCAACACCGGGAACCACACCCCGTTCACCGCCGAGGCGTAGACCCCGCTGCCCGGCGCGAACTGGCTCTGGGCGTAAACCGCATATTGCCCGGTGCCGCTCTCCAGGCAGTACTGCGAGCCGTCGGCGCAGGAGAGCCCGTTCAAGAGCAGGTCGGTGTTCGCGTCATAGACGAACTTGGTGGTCGGCACCGCCGGGCAAGTGCCCGAGGTTGACCGCGCGACATTCGAGATGCGCAAGTTATCGATTTTGCCGTTGAAGGAATCGTTGCTCACCCCCGCTCCGCCAGCGCCGTCGGGCCAGGTAATCGGCCCGTTGCCGTATTGGTCGGGAAGCGTGATCGATTCCCACTTGCTTTGCACCCAGGTGCCAGTCGCCGCCACCGGCGTCGAGGAGGCGCCGTCGACGCAGTTCCACAGATGGGCGCCGTCGTAATAGAAGCCTATCGCATGGTTGCCCGAAACTGACACCGAGTTATTCGCGGACGTGGTCGCCACCAGCCCGGAGGTCGAAAGCGTGGCGCTGAAACTCAGATGGGGACTGCTCGACTGGTAGTTGATATTGAAGGCGCCGGTGTCCGTCGCCCCGGCCCGCGCATACGATTGATAGGGCCAGTCGTAGGCGCTTTGCAGAATCACGCTGTTCGACGGCGAGGCCGGCACGTTCAGCTCGAACTCAATCGAGAATGCGCTATGGCCGCTCAGATGATTCTGCAAGAGCATCGAGAGTTCGAGAAACGGCGTGCTCGTCAGGTTGACCGCATTGCCGCCCCCGCTTAAAAGCGCCGAGCTGAGGCTCAGCGTGTCGGTGCCGGCCAGCAGCACCGGGCCGTAATAGTTGGGGGTGACGAAGGTCTGTTCGCGGCCGTCGCCGTAAAGCCGAATCCCGCCGCGGTCCAGCACCAACGGCTTACTCAGCAGGTAGCATTTGGTGGTCGTGCTGCCGGTTACGCCCTGGGTGGCGGGCAGGTAGACCGGATTAGTGCCGTCGTTGACGTTAATCGGCTGGGCGTCGATCGCCATCTGGATTGAATTGTCGTCGGGCGGCCCGCAATTGCCAGTGGCGCCGAAGCCGATTACGTTGGCGATCGGAATCGCGATCGGCGTGCACATCCATTGGTTCGCGACGCCGATTGCTATCGCGCCGCCCCCGCCGCCCTTGCACGGCGTCCCCGGCGCGCCGTCGTTCAGGTAATAGACCTGGCCGTTGGTGACCGTGGAGGGGAGCTGGGAGAAATTGAGATGCACCAGTTGCGGCGAAATCGGCACCGATCCGGAGAAGCGGCCGTTTATCGCCTGGCGCATGAAGTAGCCGCCGTTGGTCGGCTGGTCGGGCTCGACCGCCCCCCCTGGCCCGTAGTTCGGTATCGGCTGATATTGGGCAAAGGCGCGCGACGCGAACAGCATCGCGAATGTCAAGATGACAAGTGCATCTTTACAACATTTGAGCCGCGCCACTCCTGTCATCCTGAGCGAAGCGCACCAGGCGAAGCGCAGCGGAGCCGAGCTAACGAGTCCGCGAGGTGCGTTCGCGAAGGATCTACGCAGAGCGATTTGTCTGAATGCGGCAGCGGAGCGAAGACGCATCGCTTCGCGTTGATCCTTCGACACGGGCTCGCGATGCTCGCCCGGCTCAGGATGACAGAAAAGGCTCCTCATAATTCTTATCCTCAGTACCCCAAAGCTCGCCAGCCGATGCCGTACATAAAATTATTGAACTGCGTCAGAGTTCCCTGCCACGCCAGAACCAGGGTATTAGTCGCCAAGCCCAGCGGCGGCTCGACTAAAATCCCCGCGTTGAGCTGAAAAGCAGTCAGCGAGGTGACGTTGTTGTTCCACGCCAGGTAAGGCATCACCAGGAAACAGGCATTGGGAAAAACCAGCGGGAAGCTGAACGTCACCTGCGACTGGTTGTTGGCGATATTCGGCACCTGGTTGGCGGGAATTATTCCCCACTGTTCGATGATATTGATCTTGCCGAGGTTGGCATCGAGGCTCGTGATCCGATACCAGCCATTGACACCGACGATCGAATTGGCCTGCACCAGATTTTGCTTGAGGTAATTTATTTTGTTCAGCAGAAACTGATGCGGCTGGTTTTCGACCCCGAGCCCGCTGAACGACGCATTGGTGGCCGCGCCTTCGGCCTGGTCGGTCTGCTGGATTTCGTACACGTCGCCGTCCGCCCAGATATAAGACGGATTGGCGCTGAGATAAGTGCTGCCCGTAGGATTAGACAATAGCGAAGCGCCTCCGGGCGCATAGCGAGCAAAGGAGTCTGCGACGTGCGCACAGCGCGCGAAGCGCGCGATTCAAAAATCTTAGTTTGTGCGGTTGTCCGCATGAATGTTTTAATATCCAACGGCATACCAATAAAAAGTGCCGTAGTATTCTGTCCAGGCGGTACCCGCCAACGCGATGACCGCCTGCGTCAGGCCCGGCGGCCAAATCACCTGGAAGACATTCGTGCCGCCGCCATAAGGATGACCCTGAACGAAACTCCCTCCGAACTTGGGAGCCAGCGCCCAGGATAATTTCGCGAACGGCGGTCGGGAACGGAATCGAGTACGTCACCGTCAAAGTTCCGATGATTATCGGGGTGATCAGCACGCCATTGACAAATACCGGCGTCGGCGGCGGCAGCGGTCCTGACTGCGTGATTGAGCCCCATTGTACGATTAATTGAATCGCCCCGAGATTCTGATCCGTGTCTTCGATTTTGTACCAGCCCGCAGGCGCGATATCCGATGAGGCCTGCACCGATTGCTGCTTGAGGTAGTTGATCTTGTTGAGCAGCAACTGATGCGGCTGGTTGACCACCCCCAGCCCGCCGAACGCCGCGCCGGCGGCGGCCGCCTCAATCGTGTCGGTCTGCGGAATTTCGTACACGTCCCCGTCCGCCCACACGTAATTGGGATTCGCCTGGAGATAAGTGGTCCCGGTGGGGTTGCTCATTCCCTATTTGCTCTGCTCCAGTTCGTCGATTTTATCGTCGAGCATGTCGCTCACTTCGATCAGCGGCTGGTTGATCGAAATCTTCGGTATCAGTAAGTCAATTTTATCGCGGCAGAGAATCAGGAACTCTATCATTTCTTGAACGTTCATGGTTTGGACTCACATGCTCAACGTGTACGTCCCCGAGAATGTCGCCCCGCCGGTGTACGGGAAGCTCGGCACCAGCAGATGCCCTATTAGCGGCACCGGCGCGGTATGCAGCGCCACCAGCGTCCACACCAATGGCGATTGGTCGTTGGTGGTCGCTCCGATCGTGGTCGCCCAGGTCGGATGCGCCCCGCCGGAGGTCCCCGCCGTGGTGCATCGCTGGATATTGCTGTTCGAATCGACAATCAGGTTGCCGACGGTGTAGGAATGCGACGATGCCCAGGCGCTGAAGGTGGTCCCCACGGCAGCCGGAAAACTGGCGCTGCCGGTATTTCCGAAGAAGCCGATCTCGGTAATCGTCAACGGATTCGCGGCATAATCGGTCGTCCCCAGCGCGTAGGCAATCTGCACGCTGCCCGACGCCACCGCGCCGCTCGGCCCCACCGTCACCGTCCCGGTGGCATTGTAATAGCTGGGATTCGCCCCGAGTCCGGTGTCGCCCAAAGTGGGAGCCGTACTGCCCGAGCCGAAGCCCACCACCGAGATAAACTCGCCGGAGGTCACCCCGCCGGCCAGGCTCGCGAGCGCTACCAGGCCGGCAGTCACGACCAGATTCTCCCGCTCCCAGATGAGCTTCTCGTCTTGATAGAGCCTGACGATGCCCCTCGGCCGTTTAATGCGCGATAGGATTCCCATTTACTATCACCGGCCCGTCGGACACCGCGGGCTGCGTGCCTCCGTAAGTTACACTGCTGCCGAAGTAGTACCGATTGTTATGGAAGGGCACGATCGTCTTGGTATCGACGAACGGCGCGAACAGCCCCACGAGGAGGTCCGCCGGCAGCGGCGCGATCAAATCCGTCTGCTGGAAAGTACTCCCCAGTATGTCGGAAATCGGCGGCACCAGCGTGTCGCTCAAGGCGAGAGTGAAGCTTATCGCGTCGAGCCAGCATCGCGCCGGTTTCCAGTAATTCGCGATCGCCACAATCCGCTGCTGCAGCGTCCCGAGGTCGGTCCCCGCCGGCACGGTGAGCAGGTCGATTAACACCCGGAACACCGCCCATCCCTCGTTCGCCGGGTACGAATTTCCGCCCCAACTGTTCTGCCCCTCCAGGATTTGCGCGTCGGGATAACCGAGCCCGGCCAGCGCCGTCTGCAGGGCGCCCTTCGTCCCCATGATCGAATGCAACTGCGTCGAGAGCAGAATCAATGCCCGGTATTGCGCATAACGCAGCGCCAGCGGTTCGCTGCCGCCGCCGCTCTCCGTGATGCTCTGCAAGTACTGCAGCAGGTCGGTATTGGTCAGCGAGTCGGGCGATTGGATCTCGTCCCAGGTGGCAAATTCGAGATTGACGAGCTGGGTGGCAACCGGCAGCAGCAAAGGATTGAGCACGTCCCACTGCCAGGCCATCGGCAGGACGGCGGAATCGACCAGCGAGGCCATCCGGTAGACCAGGATTGAAGACAGGTCGAGGGTGCCGCCGAGCGACGGGTCCTTGAGCCGCGCAGTCAAATTGAGCAGCGCCTTAGACCGCACGTCGGTCGCGATACTCGGTTGTAGCTGCAGGTCAGCCATCTACTTTAAATTGCTCCGCCTAGTCGACCGCCTTGCACGCGCCACTGTCGAGGCATGCGATCTGCCCCTTCCTCTGCAACGCGAGGCAAAGCTGATAAGCGATTGAATCGTCGCGCAGCCGACTTCCTTGTAAATTTCCTCGCTGGTCACCCCGAGATGCGAATTGCGGCTCATCGCGAGCGCTTCGCTTCGAAGCTGTCCGCTCACGGCTTCTTCCTGCCGTTTGTGGGCTTCCAGCCCTGCTCTACCTGCCGAATCGCGCGCTTTTCTCTGCCCCCACCCGCGTCTCTGCCGCTAGCCCGCTCCTTAGCGGGAGAGGGATCAAGGGAGAGGGTGCTTCGATTGCGGGAGAAGCCACAGGTTGGAAGCCTGTGCCACCCAGCACTTTGCCCAATTCGCTGGGCACGGGCTCTATCGCTGCCGAGATCGCGGCGGCCTCGCCCTCAATTTGAAGCGCAATCACCGTTAACCGTCCCATTCAATCTTTCCCCATTTCTTTGGTTCATTTCCCCCTGTGGCACAGGCTTCCAGCCTGTGGCTTTACGAATGCTCCATCCCGACCACCTGGCTGAGGCTAATCGCCGTGCAATTTGCCCATTGACCGGAAGTCAACTGATTGTAAACCGGTAGTGTCAGCTGCACCCGGTAAACTCCAGGAGCGGACCCGATCGCCGCGATAAATTCCTCCGGCACGATATCCCGCTGAATCCGGCTCGCCAGATTCTGCGCGAGCTGGGTCGCGGCCGCCGTCGCCGCCGTCATTGCGGTGGCAGGGTCCGCGTCCGCATAAAGCGTTACCGTGCCCTGCACCTGGTAGTCGACCTCGGTCACCGCCAGCGTGTTGACGGTGTCGGTCAGCGGCCGAATCGAGGCGGAATTGACCACGCCCTGCACTTTGGTCAGCAGCGCCGACGACGCGATCCCGGAATTGTTCGGCGCCGCCGCCGGCTGCGTCAGCGGCCCGGTCAGCACGACGACGTTCACGGTTCCCGGCACAGGAGAGTACACCAGCACGTCGATAATCGAGGAGTCGGCGCTTAGCGCCCAGAAGCGGTAAGCACCCACCGGTCCGGCGACGCTGAACTGGTTCGGCGCCGCCTGAATCCGGTCGCGCAGGTGCGCATCGGTTTCCATAGGGCTGCCGCCGCTGGTCACTGTCGTATTGGTAACGGCCGAAATCAACGAATTGGGATTGAGCTGGACGCTGACCTGCCCCACCGCGTAGCCGTTGGAGCTGGCGGTCCCGCTGTCGGGGGTCGTGCAGGTGGCGAAGACAGTGCCCGTGGTCGCGCCGATAGGAATCGTCAAGGCCACCTGGGTGGAGAACGCGAACTGCCCGTCCTGGGTTCCCACCAAAGTGCCGGCCGGAATCACTATCGCCACCGGCTGCGCCGCCTGCAGCGTGAATTGCAACGTGCAGCTTGAGCCCACCGCCGACAAGCGCGTCACTCCTACCAGCTCGCCCAGATAATCGAGCATCGGATAGGCCGCGAACGCCACCAGGCATTGCAGCGCCGCGTATTGGATCGCATTGCGGACCAGCGATTCCCGGTAGGCGTACAGGTCGATTAACAACCTCTCGACCTGCGCCGGGTAGAGCGTGCGGCCGGCCAGCGTCTGGAACGAAGCGACCATGTCATTGAGAATCGAGGTCGGGTTCAGCCCGTCGGAATCGTTGACGAACTGCGGAATCGGCAGCGTGACGATTCCGGTCGGCAGCGAGACCACCTCCAGCACCGCGACGCAGGTCCATGACCCCGAGCCGTCGTTGACCACCGCCCCGAGCACGTCGCCGAAGACGGGCGGCACGGCGGCGGTCGAAGTGCCGCTCTGCCCGCTCCATTGCTGGACGTTGCCGTTGGGGTCGATTATCACCTTCCCGACGGCGACTTGCGTATTCGGACTCCAGGCCGGATTAGCCACAAACCCTTCCCCTAACCCCTCTCCCTGCAGGAGAGGGGAAGCAAAGGCGTTGCCCTCCCCCTGAAGGGGGAGAGTGGTGCGAGCGCCGGGAGGGGTCCCATCACGCCAAATTCCTCGGCACGGTAATCGTCAATTGCTTAGTGCCGATCCCCACCGTGTCGACCTTCAGTTGCCAGGTGATCGCAATCAGCAGGTTACTCACCGTGCCGCTCACCAGGTTGACCACCACCGAGAGCACCCGCACCCGCGGCTCCCACTTGGTAATCGCCTGGACGATATCCCTGACCAGCGCCGGCCGCGCGAAGTTTATCGGTGCGTCGAGCAACCGCCACAGGTCGCAGGCGAAGGTCGGCCGCAGCGGGTCGCTGCCGGGCGGAGTCGCGAGGATAATCCCGATGCACTGATTGATATCAGCCACCCCCTGCACCACGTTGCCGATTCCGCTGGCCGGCAGCCCGCTCGCGGTCGACGAGTCGAGGCTGAGCGACCAGTCGGCCGAAGTGAGGTCAGCTAGGGTTATTGCTTCTGCGGGCATGGCCCTTTAAAACGCTCCGCTGTGCGCACATCGCAGACTCCTTTGCTCGCTACGCGCTCGGAAGCGCTCCGCTAGTGCCGCGCGCTTTCTTGCAAAAGTCGCAAGAGCAGTGAGTACACATCGCCTGGCGCTTCCGCGCCTCGAGCAGCTCGCGCGCCATCGCCTGGATCAACGGAATATTCGTCCCTCCGGGCTCGATTCCTTTACCCTCGACAATCACCCGCAGCTCTTCGTCAGTGGGCTTCATTCTCACTAGCGGAGCGCTTCTGAAGCGCGCAGCGAGCAAACGAGTCTGCAAGGTGCGCATCAGCGCGCGGTGCGCGTGATTCAAAAATCTTAGTTCGTACGGCTGTTAGCACTGACTGCAGGCTGCGGGTTCTGTGAGAGATGCACATAGGCTGAATGGCCGCAGGTGCAAATCGGAGTGTCGCCGAGCATTTCGTCGAATTGATAGAACTCGCACTCCTCGCACAACAAACAATCTCTCATCTTTTTGAATCGTTCGCTGTGCGCACGTCGCAGACTCCTTTGCGCGCTACCCGCCAAAACCCGCTTCGCTAGTGGTATTCGCCTCGCACAGCATCAGCAGTTGTAGCGGGTCGCAGTCGCGCAGGTCGGCCGTCAGGGGCCACTTCTCCTCCGCCGGGTAGCGCAGGAACAGCAGCGCCGCCTGCGAGCAGACGTAACTCAACAGGATCGGATTGCGCGCCTTGGGATTCCCGAGGTGCTGCAGGACCGCCTCGATCGCGAAGCCCAGCAGGTTCAGCACCCCGTAGCCGTCGCCGGCATAGTCGGATCTGAATTGCTTGAGCGCGCTGTTGACCTGGTCCTCGGTGCGGTCGATTCGCCAGAGCTGTACCGGCAGTTTCACGTACTGTGACGCGTGATTGATTGCCGCCACCGAATTTTCGCTCCAGGTCAGCGACGATTCGATTACCATGTCGCCCGGCGCCATCACGAAGGCATGCGTCGGCACGAAGCCGCCGCGATAGTCCCCGTGAATCTCAGAGACGAAATCCGCGATCAGGTCGCCCATTAGGTCCTGGAGCCGCACCAGGCCAACGTCGCCCGGCTGCCGGTTTTCCCAGGGAATTAATTTCACTAGCGGAGCGCCTCCTGGCGCGCAGCGAGCAAAGGAGTCTGCGACGTGCGCACAGCGGAGCGTAAGCGGAGCGATTCAAAAAGTCTCATTATGGCATTTGCTGATTGGGCGGCTGCGAGGTGGCAGTATCGCCGTCCGAGTCCACCGAATGATGCTGATGCGAATTATAAGTATCGATCATCTTGTTGACCGAATCGCTGTGCTCGCTGGTCTTGAAAGTCACGTCGCCGTTAGGCGCGCTCAAATTGCAATTGCCGCCGTTGACGGTCACGTTAATCGTCCCGTTGGCGGGAATAGTCACTAAGAGCGTGTGGCTACTCCGATCATACTCGAACACCGCCGAATCTTTCGCGGTGAGATGGCGCTTGTCGGCGGTCATCCCATTAGGCGGCTGGTCTACCTGCGAGAAGATGGTGCCCAGCACCGCGCCGTCCTCGTCGTGCTCGTCCATCAGGCAGACCACCTGCTCGCCGATATCGGGAATCCAGAAGTCCTTGTCGTTCTGCGCGCCCCATCTGAGAATCGGCAGCCACCAGGAGACCATCTGATTGCGCTCGGCGAAGGTCACCCTCACCCGGCACTTCGCGATATCCTGCGTTTGCACTATTCCCACGCGAAACATCTTGAATCGCTAGCACGCCGGGCTGGTATCATTTGCCGAGCCTGCGGAGCCTGGCGGTGCGTAGAAGCACGCATTGGTGCCGACGAAATTGTCGAGCCAAACCGCGGGGACGTTGTTGGTGACATTGCCGATGGCGTAAAAAGCCAAAACCGTCGACGCCACCCCGGCCGTATAGTTGTACTTCATGGTCGCTCCCGAATAGTCCACTGTGCCTTGGCAACCGCACCCCCCGGCGCCAGTCGAGCGAGCAGTATGGTTTGCAATTGCCGCTAATCCATAGTCATCGCCAGCAGTGGTGTTGACGCTGGAGATGCTTTGGCCGTAGCCGGTACCATTGGGAAATTCGAGGTCGTTGTACTCAAAGGTCCCGGTTATATTCGCCGCATAGTTACAACCAGAGCAAGTTTCACCCTGTTGTTCGAGCACGGTTGTGCAGTTGATTTCTGTGTTATTGCGATAGAGAAGGTTCTGTCCTTCATCGATCTCAAGCGCCTGCGAGTCGCAGCCGTTAAATACGTTCCATTCAAATGTCTGGCCGCTCTGAGGCGTTCCGGTGGTACCAGCGTAGTTGACCGAACCGGAATTACCCCCCATCCCCACGACATAATTTTCGGCGAACAAGCCGCCCGTATCGGGAGGCCAGATTTCAAAGATTCCCTGGCTTAAAGCCGATTGAGAGCCGTTAGGAACGGTCGAAGTACCATAAGGGCCGACAATTGTGCAGCCCATCACGGAGCCGACCGTAAGAGCGGCTCCGCCGTTGTAGTAAATAAACGCTCGGAACTGAACGCCAGATGTCGGAGTCGTGATCTTCACGGTGCTCATAGCATTGCTGCCACCGACGACCTTAGTGTCACAGCGCAGATTGGCGTTGTTGCGAGTGATATCGGAGCCCGAGCCATTTCCAACCAGGTATGTGCCCGGTTCCAGCAATATGTCCTGCTGATTGAGGATGCCGGCTAACGCAGCGGTATCATCGGTCGTCCCGTTGCCGGCGACGGTGTAACCCCCATATGACGTGCCTGGGCTAACTGTCACGTAACCGCCGCCCAGAGGCACAGGGGTCGGCGCTGCCACGTTGTCGGAGGCGATATTGCAGGTGCCGGCGCAGGTGCCGGCGGGCGCCCCCTGGGAAGTCGGAACATTTACGCAGGTCGCACCAGTGAGATTCGCGAGAGCGTTGGCGCATGCAGTACCCCCGCCGCCACCACCGCCGCCTGACGACCCGCTGAGCTGCGCGACCAGGTAATCTATCCGCGCCCGCGCCGCCGGGACCGGCATCAGGGAAAGCGGCACGAATAACAGCAGCAACAACAGCATCAACCCCCACCGCAGACGCGTCATGGCACGTGCCCCCCTATCCCTATCGCGATACCGGCGCCGCTCACCGTCGCCGGTGCATCAAGCTCCAAGCGCTGGCCGGCCAGGCATGATTGAGGCTGGCCGGAATTTGTGATGAAGGTCGGTGTGCAGGCGGTGCCCGAACTGTTGGGCGAGAGCGCGGTTAATACTGCGTCCCAGAACTCGCTCGCGCCTAACGTGCCGGTTTCCGCTGTGCCTGAGGTGTAACCAATCAGATAACCGCAGAATAAACCGTAATTGGTTCCCGCCGAGTATTGCACGTTGAAGGTTTGAGTGAAGCCCGACGGCACTGTTTGCGTGGTGGTGCCGGTGATGGCATTACAGTAAAGCACTGCATCGTTTGCATTTGAGGTCGTGACCCCTGCCGCCGTCGCGGAGGTGCTGCCCCCGGTGCTGCCGCTGCCGGCCGCGTCAATCGGGCTGGAAATGTTCGCCGTGCGGAAGCAGGACATCCCCACCACGGAGAAGGCGCCGGCGCTGAAATTCACTGTGAAAGTCGCGCCGATATCCGAGGAGGTGGCGACGTGGTAGTAGACCGCCAGCGAATTGGTGCTCGACCCGTTAGTGAAGGTTGAGACCGCCGGCGTCCAGGTCCCGCCCGCGCCTCCTGTGATGCTCGAAAAGCTCGCGCCGTTGTAAAAGGCCATCCCGATCAGGCAGACGTCGTTGACCGCCATCTGGGTGCCGCCTGACGTGTTGATTGTGTTCGAACTGCCAGAGGCGCCGCTGGAAACCCAGGAATTAACGTAAGTGATTGCGCTGGGCCCGGCGAGCGTCATCTGGCCAATCTGCGAGCCCGCAACTTTTAGCGTGTAGGTATCGTTTTCGCTGGGGTTCGTGCTGCAGCTTGCGCTGCCGTTCGCGTCCGGGTAGATGCCGGCGAAGTTGGCGGGGAAAAGAATCTTATCGAGGCATTGAAGCGCCCAGATTTGACTCGCGCTCGGCGTGCCAATTGGAAAGTTAATCCGCACCGCCTGCGCCGTATGGTGCGGCCGGGTGTCCGGGCCTCGAAACGATTGCGCGCGGGCGAGGCCGGCCGTCAGTAAAATCGCGAAGCCAAGCACTAGCGAAGCGGAGCGATTTAGAATCTTGGTTCGCATGGATGTATGCTTAGAAATCTGCGCAGGCAGCAAAGACGTCGATTTCATCGGCCGAAGTCAGCGCCGTGGCGAAGGTCGCCTTGAGCACGTCGCCGTTCACCAACTGCAGATAAGGATTGCCGTCGCTGTCGGTGGGTAATCCCGCCCAGTTGGTAACGCTCAACGCGTTCGCGGTCGAGTACGAACCTGATGCCGGCGAGGTGGTGGTGAAGGTCGAGAAATGGTAGCTGGTGCCGCCGTTGACCACCTCGAAGGTGATTACATGGGTTGCGCTCGCGTCGTCGTTGGCCACCGAGACCGCGTTGCATTTCGACCCGTTGGTCCCGGCGGTGTAAATCGTCTTGTAGGTGCCGGCCGAATCGGTGCCCTGCACGAAGTTCTGCTTGCCGTTGTTCGGGGTCTGAGCAGTGACCACCGAGTTGGCGGTGACCCCGGCGAACGCCGGAGCACTCAGCAGTGCCATGAAAAAGCCCAGAACGAGCAACAATCCATAAAGCATGCTCATAACCCTCCGTAAGTAACCATCAGATTGGTCGCCATCGATGCTTGAAATACCGGCCCTACCAGGCGTTCGCCCCGGACCTCCGGGCCGCCTTTGCGGAAAACCCGCTGGGTGACCGGCCGCTGGTCGGTGCCTTTGAACTGCGCCCTGGCGATGCCAGCCACGAGAATCAAGCCGATGGCAAGCACAGCCACTAGGCGGAGCGAAGCGGAACCGAGCAAAGGAGTCTGCGACGTGCGCACAGCGCGCGAAGCGCGCGATTCAAAAGTCTTAGTCCGCACTAATGACATCGAAGATAAACTCGCTGGAATAAATCGGGCCGACCGGCCCCGGAAAGGTCACCGCCACCATCGCCCAGTAGCGGCCGACCGCGAACTCTCCCGCAATTAGCGAGTGCTCCCCATTCGACCGTCGTCGGATTCCAGACCAGCGGGCGAGTATTGAGATTGCCGTTCTGGTCGCGGACCTGCAGGCTCGCCGTGGCGCCGCTAAAGTTGTTCGAATTTCCGCTGCTCTGGAGAAGCGGAAATCCCAGCACTTTGCCGTTGTCGGCGGTGGTGAATGTGTAGTATCCGCTCATCTAATTTTTAAATCGCTTCACTTCGTTCCGCTGTGCGCACGTCGCAGACTCCTTTGCTCGCTTCGCGCGAGGACGCGCTTCGCTAGTGTTCAGAGCATCGTCGCTCCCGCCACTATCGTCGCGTCGAGCGTGGCCAGGCTCTGCGATGTTTGGTCGAGCGCCACGCCGACCGCCGTCGTCGGGTCCAGCGTCGCAGTGAAATAAAGCCGCGGCGCCGAAGGCGAGGGCAGCGGATATTCGAGAATACCCGCGCGGCGGCGAAGCGGCCGCCGGAAGAGCGATAGCAGGCGCCGCCATACCGGCTTCTGCTGCTGGCGTCCATGCGCGAACCACGTGCCGAGGACGGTGCCTTTGATTCGTTCGAAGCGGCGCCGCTTTACAATCGCGGCTTGCTTGCGCATCGCCAGGCGATGGCCGCGGGCGAGACTGCTCAGCAGCATCCACAGATGACGCCCGCGTCTGAGGCGCAGCGCGAGCGGCCGTCCGGGACGGCGCGGAATCCGCAGCGAATGCGCGGCGCGGGCCAACAGCAGGCGCATCTCGAGATGTGGCCGCCGGCGCGGTGCGGCCTGAATGGCGCGGTGCCGAAGCCGAAGCGCGGCGTGCGCGAGGCGATAGAAGGGCGCTCCGATGGGATAGAAAACATGATGCGCCCCGCGACGGATGACGACCCGGCTTGCGGGCCGCCGCGAGATTCGGATCGCATGCAGAACGCGGAGGAGGAGGGCCGCATGCAGCATCCGCGAACGCCGAATCCGCGGCGGAATGATGCGCGCCCGCCGCAGCCGAAGCGCGGCGTGCGCCAGGCGATAGAAGGGCGCCCCAATCGGGTAGAAGACGCGATATCCCATCCGGCGCCGGACCTTCGGCGCGACGATGGCTCGCGGCTTGATTTTGCGTTTCAGGTAGAGGGTATAGGCGAATATCGTCGCGGCGACGAACTCTCTCGGATGTATCGCTATCCGATGGGCGACGAGACGCTGCTTAGCCTGTGCGGCCTTCGCCCGCTGATGGCGCGCGGCGAGCGCCAGCATCGTCCGCAACAAATTGCGCGGCCGCCGGCGCGGCGCTTGCTGAGCGGCGCGGCGATTGAGCCGAAGCGCTGCATGCGCGAGCCGGAAAAAGGGCATTCCAATCGGGTAGAAGACATGATACGCAGCACGCCGCCGAAGCTTCGGCGGGGCCTTCCTGACCTGCTGCCCTTTGATACGAACCGCGTGGGCCAGGCGCGCGAGCAGCATCATCGCAGCTCGCCGCTCTTTCCTGGTCAGAGCCTTTGCCGCGAGCTTTCGCGCAGGCCGGGAGGCGCCGCGCCGAGTCGTCGTTAGAAGCGTCCTCGGCTGGCGCGCAGGCTTGGAGGCGACTCTCACGCGCTTCGCTGCGATTGCCCGCTTCTTTTGAACTCCGCGCGCAGCCCGGCCGACCGGCGTCTGCGGAAAGAGCAAAGAATAGGCGGCTATCGGCGGCGGGGCCGTCGCCGGTGGCTGCTTGAGCGCAACGCTTTGTAAGGCCGCGAGAATCTTAGAGCCCCCCGAAATTAGTCATGGCGTTCGAGGAATCCATCGCAAGCGAAAAAGGAGTTTGCGGATTGTTGGTGCCGCCGTTCGGCCAGTAGGTCGCAGATACGTGCAGTGCGATTCCCAATATCAAAACGAGAACGGCAAGCAGTGTCAGAATGTGCTTCTTTTTTGTCATCCTGAGCGGAGCGAAGGATCTACGCGAAGCGATGTCAGAAACTCACGACCTTCCACGGGTAGCTCCGCGCGGTCCCTGCGATTTGCTGAATCGTGAATCTAATCTCCTGGTCCGAAACCACCGGCAGGCTCAGATAAATCTGGTCGCCGTAGCCGGTCGGCGCTCCGCTGATTTGCTGAAACAATGCGCTGCAATTGGCAATCGTGTCGCTCGATAACACCTTGGTGTAAATCCGCAGGTCGGTGACGTCGCCCGCCTGCATCGCGTTGACGTTCACGATCAGTTGGTAGACCGCGAAGGGCGAGGTCAGGTCGGCCAGCGTCTGCTCGACGCCAATTGATGCTGCCTGAGTGCCCGAGGCCTGCAGCGTCGGCATTGTTTAGGGGACCTGCACCGAAAGACTGACGCTGAACTCGGGCAGCACGCAGGTGCCGCCTACCGTGGAAATTTCCACCCCCACTATCTGCCCTGCGGTGAATGCCGGGCTCGGAGTGGCCGCGGTCGAATATGTGACCGTGGTCACTGTCCCTAATGCTTGAGCGCTCGCGCTGGCAGTCTGAGTCGGAGCCTGGACCGAGCCGCCGATATACGCCTCGAAGGTCGGCGCTGTGGTGCAGGAACCGCCGTTGAGCGAATTGTTCGAAATTGTCATCTGGTAGAGACGGCCGCCGTAGGGCATCGTAAACGCGCAGATTGATTGCGCCGCGGTGAAGGTCTGGGTGCCGGTGGCGGCTGCGTTATTGCCGTAGGTGGCGGTGCCGCAATTGAGCTGCTGGAAACTGGGCGTTAATCGAAATTGTGCGTGCGCAAGCCCGCCGCAGAAGAGCAACACTAGCGGAGCGCTTCTGAGCGTGAAGCGAGCAAACGAGTCCGCGAGGTGCGCACAGCGAAGTGAAACGAAGCGTTTCAAAAATGCCTTCATCGCTCTATCCATTTGATTATTGGGAACCACGATGGCGCCGTGGTCGCCATCGCAGTGCCCCAAATATAGAAAGCTGCCGAATGCTGCGGGCCGAGCACGATGGGCGGTGCGGGAATCGTGAAGGTGCCGACCGTGGTGCTTTCTCCAGGATTGCTCACCGGGTCCACGTTGCCGAACTTGAAGGTGTACTCGTCGCCGATCACCATCACGGGCGCAGCGACCTTGCATCGCAACTGTCCGGTATCCACGATGCGCGACGCAGCCGAGGCGCCAGTAACCGTTAGGACGCCGGCATATATCAGCGCTTTGGAAACGTTGCCGGAGGCCAGATTCGCATTTCCGCCGGTCGCCGCGATGGCGTTGGGCGAGATATTAGTGCCGCCCGAGCTGTAACGCGGCACAGTGTCGAGCTTCCAGGCATATTGCAGGTCGGTGTTCGAGGCCGAGACCACCGCGACGATCATCTTCACCTGGTCGAGGAAAATCCGCCGGTCAGGCACGCCGGAGTTAGTGACGTTGTTGTTGATGATGATCAACGTCGGGGTGGCATCGACCAGGCTCGTCTGGATATTCCCGGCAATCGCGTTAGCGATGAAGCCGGGGGTATTCATCGCGACGAAGTAAGTACCTTCGTCGGCGGTCACCTTCATGTCCGTGAGGACCGGCATCACCGCCTGCGATTGGTCGTGCCACAGGCGAATCGGCTCGTCTAAGCCGTCCGCAAAGGGCTGCGGAAAATTGCGGCTGGTAGAACCCCAGTTTCTGCTGTCTGATAAAGCCATTTAGGTGTCCACCTCCCCTGCTGCCAGGTCGATTAGATTTTCGCCCGTCTGCTTCTCCAGCCCGATGCGGATCGCAGTAAGTTCGAGCAGCATCGCCCGTTGCCACGCCGCAGCGCGAAGGTCGATGATGCGGCCCGCATCGTCCGAGATCGCCGCGACCTCCATCTGCACCGTGGTGAGCTGCCCGCCGATGTAAGTCTGCACGTTGATCGTGCGCAGCAGCGGCCCGGTGCCGCCCGAGAAGAGCTGGAGGTCGCTTTCGTTGGCCACTTTTGAATCGCTCCGCTAGCGCTCCGCTGTGCGCACGTCGCAGACTCCTTGGCTCGCTTCGCGCGCAGCGCGCTTCGCTAGCGTCTTATGCAATCGTCTGGTTGATGACCGTGTAATAAACGGCGAAGTGGCCGGCGGTCGAATCGAACGCCTGCCCCTGGCAATTCACCACCACCGGGCTGAACGACTCAGGCACTGTCAGCCCCGCCATCTGGAACGCCTGCGAAATGCTCACCGGAGGGAAAGGCACGGCAGTCGTCGCCGCCAGGCCGAAAGTCGGAATCGTCTCCAGAAAGACCAGGCCGGTGCCGGGCACCAACTGCCCGTACTGCAGGGTCGCGAGGGTCGCGATCGCTTTGGCCGACAGCGTAAGGTTGGCGTCCGATCCGGTCAGCGGATATGAATAGTTATTGCCGTCGTAAGAGCCCGCCAGCAGGTAACAATCGCCCGTCGGCACCGCGGCGCCGGCAGTGACCTTGCCCGAAAAGGTGACATCGAGGCCGAGGTTGGTGGTGTTGCTGACCGCCGTCCCTTCGCGTGCGCCGAAACTCGCCAGCGACGCCAGCGTAATCGTGAACGCGCTCGGTCCTACGGCATATTGAGTTTTTGCAGTAGCCATTTTACTTGATCACCTCATTGACGGCCGCAGCCATCGCCGCCGCCTGCGCCATCGGCTCCAGCTCGCCCGCCTCGATTCGTTCGCGCAGCGCATAAGCCGCCATCAATTGTTCGAGCGCCGGCCGGTTGAACTTCTCGGCCTGCTTGCGCAGCAGCGCCTTCGATTGTTCATTCGGCGCCATGTAAGCCTGGTCGGTCATCTGGCGATGCTCTTCTAGGGCGTCATGGCATTCCTGCCGGCTGTGACAACCGGTGGCCGCCGCTCCCTTGGTTATTGCCGCATCAAGTGCGGCCACCCGTTGTTCGAACATGCTAGTTGCTCCTTTTACTGGACAGGCTTTCTGCCCTCGTCCGCCTCTTCTCTTTTTGAATCGTTTCGCTTTGGCATTAAAGAAATGACCCGAAGACTTCTGTCGTGCTCGCACTTAGGAAAGGAGTCGCGCCGCCGCCGTTGGCGCTCAGCGTCCCCGAGGAAAAACTCAAATTCGATCCGATAGTCACATTGGAAAAACCGCCGGCGCCGTTGCCGTACAAAATCGAACTGCCCGAAGTGACGGGAGCGTAATCAGTGCCCGACACCGCGTTGGCAAAGGTCCCCGACCCGTTACCCTTGAGGAGCGAAGTGCCGCTGGTGGCGGGCGCGTAGTCGGTGCCTGATACCGCATTGGCGAAGCCGCCTGCGGCATTGCCTTTTAAAAGACTAGCACCCGAAGTTGCCGGCGCGTAGTCCGTGCCTGACACCGCGTTAGCAAAGGCCCCAGCCCCGTTACCTTTGAGAATCGATGCTCCCGAAGTGGCCGGGGCGTAATCAGTCCCGCTCACTGCGTTAGCAAAGGACCCCGACCCGCTGCCCTTGAGAATCGAAGTGCCGCTGGTGGCCGGGGCATAATCGGTGCCCGAGACCGCACTGCTGCAGCCGCCCGCGCCGTTGCCTTTAAGGAGCGCACTGCCCGAGCTGACGCATCCGCCGTTGCCCTGCCCCACGATTCCGTTCGTGGTGCCGATCGACTGGGCGTGAACACTGGTAGCTACTGTTAGTAATGAAGTGAGTAAAACTAGCGCTAGGCGGAGCGCAGCGGAGCCGAGCAAACGAGTCTGCGAGGTGCGCACAGCGCGCGAAGGGCGCGATTCAAAAATCTTAGTTCGCGCGTTCACTGGAAAGAGTTCCCGACTCCGCAGCCGCTGAAATCGTTGCTCTGCGTGGCACAGGCAGTCAGCGGGAAGCAGGCATACGATCCGATGACCGAGTATGAGATTGGATTCGTGCCCGAAGCGGGTTGTTCCACGTATCCGACGACCGCCGGCGTTCCGCCGCCGAAGCCGGCCAGCGTGGTGTAAGGAGGGCCGCCCGGCACGTAGGGAACATAGGCTGAGCCGCAACTCGACGAGCATGCGGCGCCGCTGGCATCGGCATAGGAAAAACTCGACGAAGTGACATTGGTCAAAGGAAATGAACCCGTCGTTCCCATCCCCGGTTGCGAGTTGTCGCCATTGACCGACGAGCCGAATACCTGCACGTATTCGCCCTGGCAGGCGCCGCCCGAGCAGGTAGTGGCGAAGGTCGCCGTGGTGGCGTTGCAAGTGACGGTGGGCGTCGAAAAGCTGCAGCTCGAAATAGGCGATGCCGTGGTCTGCCCGTTGTAAATTATTCCATCGCCGCGATACGCCGAGCTTGCCGCTGAACCGCCCGACGGTATGCTGAAGTAGATTCCCGGATTTCCGCATCCGCCAATCGAACACGGCCAGCCAGTCCCTCCGGGGTGCGACGTGCCGATATAGGGGAACATCGGCGGGGTGTTTATTGAATTGTCAGACACACCGCCCGGCACGAAATCCGGGTTGGCGGTGGCGCCTGTCGAATTAACGATCGAAACGTCGAAGGTGGTGAAGCACCAGAGCGCCGCGTCGGCCGGAGATGGTAATTGCATCGACGATGAGGTCCCGGTTTGCCCGGCCGACAGGCCGGAACCGCTGACGTTCGAATTGTCCGCGTACCCGTGCGGCGCGTAGGACTGGTTCAAGTTGGCCGCGATCGAATACGGGAACAGCGACCATCTGCTGAGAATCGGAAATTGATGCGGCTTGCGGTCGGCGCGCGAAGGCTCGCGCACCACGTTGACGGCGAGCACAATCACAGCCACCCAGGCAATCCAGCCGACAATCTCTTTAATCCGCTTGATGCTCATAATCCGTCTATGACCAGGAGTCCGGTCCAGGGCGAGGTCATGTTCGTTGGGAAATTGATAGTGTTCGCCGGCGATCCGCTGAGAGTGACCGGCGCGCTGGCGGTGTTAGAAATGACCGCCCCGATACTCGAAAACGCCGAGCCGCCGTTTGCTGACAACGAGATAGTCTGTGCCGTGCCGGTGCTGTTTTCATAGCCGTTGACGTAGCACAGCGTCGTTTTCCTGTGGCCGACGATATCTTGATAGCACTGCACCGTGCCGGCAGTGGTCCCCGCGAGCGGGGTCGGCGTTATGTTGGTCTCGGTCGGCGACGGCGCTGCACCGCCGTCTTGCACATTGCCGTTCGCATCCCAGGTCGCGACATGACCGGAAGTCGTTGCGCCGTTGACGGTCGCGGCCTCGGTAGTATTGCCGCTGCGCGTGCCGGTGGTAGTCCCGCCCGAGCCGTTGGTAAACAGCGGAAGATTCGCGGCGCCCGAAGTCGCCGGCGCATAGTCGGTGCCGCTGGTGGCAGACGTGCATCCGTTGGAGCCGTTGCCCTTCAGGACTGCCGTGGTTGAGCCGGGCAGGCAGCCGGTCCCGGTCGGCGCGATCGCCGGCGAAGTAATGCCGTTGGTGGCCCCGGTATTCTGTGCGAAGGCGGCCTGCGCCAGTAGGATAGAGACCGCGAGGGGAAACACTAGGCGGAGCGCAGCGGAGCCGAGCAAACGAGTCTGCGAGGTGTGCACAGCGCGCGAAGCGCGCGATTTAAAAATCTTAGTCAGAGACGTATGCCCTTGGAAAATCACCAGTCACAAAAAGCGTAGTTCGTCCCGCTCACCGAGATCGCGGCGACGTCGCCGCCCGGCACCATCTTCAGATTCTGCATCGTCATCACCCAGCTTGCGCCCGGCGCCAGGTACATATCTTTGCTGGTGGCGTTATTGTTCGAGCCGATCGCCACGTTCATCGGATTGGTCGAGCCGGTATTCATAATCAGGAAGTAATGGCGTCCCTCGATTCCGGCGATATCGTTAGAGCCGACAATCGCAGTGGTGGTGTTGGCGCTTAGCGTCCCGTTCTGGGTGCATACGGCCAGCGCGTTACCGGCGAGTAATATACCGACGAGTAGCGCTGTCATCCTGAGCGAAGTGAGCAGCGCGAACGAAGTCGAAGGACCTCGGACAGCTTCACGAGCCTGCGAGCGAAGCCAGTACCGGTTCCGAATCGCTCCGCGCAGATCCTTCGCTACGCTCAGGATGACAGTTCGCATTCGTTCACACTCACTTCTGCACATAAGTCAGCACTCCCACTGCGGTCGGGCTGGTCCCCGCGAGCTTGATACAGAGCGCATTGCCGGCCGGCGCCGTGAAATTGTCCAAGGGGCCTGGGACCGTGCGCGTGGTTTGGGTCATCGCCCCCGTCATCGCGGTCGTGCCGGTATCGCAGGCGGTCGAAGTCTGGGTGCCATAATCGAACTCGGCAGTCGGATTCGTTCCGCCCAGGTCGTAGGTAAAGCCGCACACCTGGACCACCTGCCCGGCCGCCGCCGCGACCAGTTGATGCTCCCCTGCGCCGCTCGACGTGATATTGATCGCGACCGATAGCTTGGCCGGATTCGGCGACTGACAGAAATCGCTGCCGGTCACTTGCGCATGCGCCAGGCGGCTCATCAAAATGCAGAGCGCGACGATTACTGCGACCACCAAAACGCCACCGCGCAATTGCGATCGCGATTTCTGGATCCCGGCGCCTCGCAGTTCGTAGGGCACGCAAAGGTCACAGGCGCACAAACCGGCGCCGTCGCAGAAAACATGGCGCGCCTCATTGCACGCGTCGCAAAGTCCGAGGATTCTGGCTTCGCTCATTTTAAGTCGCTCGCTCCGCTCCGCTGTGCGCACGTCGCAGACTCCTTGGCTCGCTTCGCGCGAGGATGCGCTCCGCTAGTGTCTGATTCACCATACGAACGCCTGCAGCACGGTGCCGATTTGCGGCACCGATTGCGGCTGAAAAATCACCATCGCCCCCGACAGCACGTATTGTCCCTGCGGCACGGTGTCCTGAGTGCCCTGGGTCAACAATTCGCCATTCCAGAAAATCATCACGCCGTTGACCGGCGCCGGCTGCAAAGTAAAAACCGTGTTGCCGCCGCCGATAGTCCCGATAAGCGTCGCCGCGAAAAATCCTGCCACGTTAGTCGGCGAGAGCTTGCTGCTGATTAGCCAATTGAGTTGCTCGGGCATGATGGCACTAGCGGAGCGCCTCCTGGCGCGCAGCGAGCAAAGGAGTCTGCGACGTGCGCACAGCGCGCTTCGCGCGCGATTCAAAAATCTTAGTCAGAGTTGCCTTACTTCGATCTCAGTCGTATAGCCGCTGCCGCGATCCAGCCGATGATGGCTAGCGGTCACTTGATAATTCCCGTCGAAGCTCCGAAATCCCTGGATCGTGATATTCACTCCCGCTACCAGGAAGATATCGCCCTCGGTCTCAAGATGGCCGGTTACTTCCATCATGTTGGCGTCGTGCAGTGCGCTCTGCGCTTTGAGCGTGGCCTGGTCGGGCGTTTCGCAGCGGGCGACGATATGCAGGTCGTCGCCGGTCGGCGAAGTGGTGTCGCCGTACTGAGCGGCGATCAATTGCTTCTGCGCCGGATTCTGATAAGCCACGGTCGCGCTGCGGTAAATTTGCTGCGTCTTGGTGCGGAACTCGAACGTCTTCGTTTGGGTGCGTTCGATGGTCGCAATCGGCGCCTGCTGCTCCAACGCAGAGCGGACGTAGAAAATCAGTTGCGTGCCGCGAATCGTGAAATCGTAGTTGTGCGCCAGCGCCAGCCGCCGCAGGAAATGCAAATCGGTCTCCTCACGCTGGGTGATTCTTTGCCACTGCACGCTGACGTTCTGTGGCGCGTTAAGCACCGTCAGTCCGTTGCGCGATGCGACCGTGTTCGCCACCTGGTCGAGGGTGGTCGATTCATAGGCCACGCTGCGCGGCGACCGCAGCGAGGGGGTGATGCCGGCTGCGATGCACTTCAAATGAAAAGTGTCGGGCGGTCCCTTCAGCTCGAGCTCGTCAACCTGGAAATCGCCGCAGTCCAGGAACTCTTCGCCGTCGTAGCCCATCTGCAGGGTGACGATATCGCCGCGCACTGGGAACCAGGGACCTTGCCATCGGCGGTCGCGGTCCTCCAGCGTCACCTCCACCTCGTCGGTCTCATGCGCCGCCTTGCGCCCCCGGCCGTGCGTATGGGCGCCGGAAGTGTCGCTGTAGCTGATTTCAATCACCATGGAGGTGATATCGGCAGTGATGTTCTGTCCACTGTAAGTCAGCACCCAGGCTGGATGCCGAACCGGATATGAAAGTCCCGCCGCGGCCATCTTAGTGTCTTTTCCACGGAGGCAAGTCGGCTGCGTTCTGCGCCGCCGGGTTGACCACCAGGATCGGCACGCCGATATTCAGACCCGCCTCGAACACCGCTTCGATCGCTATCTGCGGGTTGGTCTGGATAATCGGCCCGACCAGCGTCGCGTCGCCGTAGTATTTCCACGCCAGCGTGTCCCATCGCTCGCCCGCGGATGTCACGACAAGAATAAATTGCTGCGCCACTAGCGAAGCGCGTCCTCGCGCGTAGCCAGCAAACGAGTCTGCGAGGTGCGCACAGCGCGCGATTCACAAAGAGGATTCACCGGCACCGCGGTGTCCCAGTTCCATTTCTTAATCGCTTCCGGCAAGTGCTTCTCGCAGATATTGGATTCGCGCGGCCGCCCGGTCCACCTTCCTTTGCCGGCGACCTTGTAAACCCCGTCTTCCGACCCGCAGTCGCGAGTTCCGGCCGGCTTGCCGCTGTCGTCGGTTTTCAGCACCGGCCATCCGCACGACGGCCGCTTGTCGATTCGTTCGCCTTCCGCCATCTTCTTTAATCGCTCCGTTTCACTTTGCTGTGCGCACGTCGCAGACTCCTCTGCTCGCTTCGCGCGAAGACGCGCTCCGCTAGTGTCAATTCCCGATCGCCTGTAGATCTGCGACGAGCTGCTTTAGATTGAGCTTGCTCGGCGCCCTGCCGCATTGGTTCATCCAGTCCAGCGCCAGCTCGGCATGCGCCTCTTCCAGGTAAGGAGTGCCGTCGGGATAAGTCGCCGCCATGAAGCCCGGAGTGACCGGCTGCAGCCTGCCCCAGGTCACCACGAAGTACATATCGGCCTGGTACTTGACCAGCGGCACGTCATGGCCACCGACCGGTGAAGCGTCGCCGGCATAATCCCATGGCTGATTCGCGTTGAATTGATCCATCGCGCTCTGCGGCAGGTTCACTCCCAGCCGCGATGCGCCGAAAATGCAGACCGCCCATTTGAGCTGCTCGATTTGCGCCACGTCGAGATTGGCGTGACCGTCGAGCTTCCGCCCATCCCATCCTGTCGCCGTTAGGTATTCGATCATGCTCAGCTCGTCGGCGCCGTTGTCCGTGTTGGGGTCATCCGGATTGAAGCCGGTGCAGGCCGAATAGAGCGCCAGCACCTGCTCCGTGGTGGGAATCCAGACCTTGCCGACGTTCGCCGTTCGCAGCATCTCCTGGTGCGCGCAGTCGGCGAAGACGCAATCGCCATATTGGTCATTGCCGTCCATCCCCCATCCGTCGGGCGCTTGATGCGCGACCGCCGATATCCAATCCGGCGAGGCGGCCGGGGCCGAGCCGAGCGCCCGCAGATGTGCCGCCATGACGTGCGACCTCTGGAATGAGGCGCGAGTGAAGCGCGCCGGCCTGCGTCCTAGTTTCAGATTCATTTTGAATCGCTCCACTTCGTTCCGCTGTGCGCACCTCGCAGACTCGTTTGCTCGCTGCGCGCGAGGACGCGCTCCGCTAGTGGTTCCTAACCTGCCCTCACGATTACCGACGGGGGCACGCTGCTGGGATTGCCCGGCGTAATTCCTTCCGGGGCAAAGCCCACGTTCGCGCTGACTCCCGGTTGCGAATACAGCATCGCGTTGTACGTCACTCCCCCCGGCACCCCGATAGTGCTCAACGACGAGATAGCAACTGACGGCGCCTGGTTATTCGCCGCGATCGGCTGGTTCGGGTCATATATTTGAGGCACTAGCGAAGCGCCTCCTGGCGCGTAGCGAGCAAAGGAGTCTGCGACGTGCGCACAGCGCTCGAAGGGCGCGATTCAAAAATCTGAGACATGAGATGCGCGCTAGTCACCAAACAAGCTCGCCAAATCGTTAAGCGCCAGCGCTAATGCGCTCGCGGCCGCGAAGATGATGCCCGGAGGCGGCGTCGCCGTTTGAGGGGGAGCAAACGGATCGAAATCCGCCCCCGGCACCCACTCGCGCAGTTCGACCCGCGCTGAGTTCGCGACGATACTGCCGTCGTCTGCGGTCTGCACCAATGTCTCCTGGATACTCTCGATAACGAAATAGCCGCGATGCACCCCATTGCCGAAGACCAGCGCGCGTGCCCGATGATCCTCGCCCGCTGCCCGCAATAGATTCATCTGCGTGGCGGGATTGGTGAAGGCCACATGAAAACCCATTTCCAGCGAAATCTTTTGCAGCTCCTGCGCCAGCCATTGCAGGCGCGGCCGCGCCTCGACCACCTTGTGCTCGGCGTAGCGGAACTCGCTCGCGGAGTGGAAGCCTTCGAACGAAGTCAGCACCTGGAAAGTGATTTCACCTAGGATTGCGAACAATCAGCACCCTCTCTTTTGATCCCTCTCCCGCAGGCGAGCGGGCGAGGGGCAGAGCGGCACAGGCTTCCAGCCTCTGAAGTTCTTTGCGCCTCCATTCCAATAGCCGTCGCCTGATGAAGTCCGGATCCAACCCGAGACAGTCGCAAATTTTGGTGAAGGAGAAATAAGGCGCGTTGTCGTAGTCGCCGAAAAACCAAAAGTGAGCGTCGCGATAGTTGCGCTGCCGCTTCCCGATCGGGCTTCGCACGTTCTCGAAACGGCTGGCGATGGGATGCAGCGCGAGTAGCTGCCAACATTCGATGGCGTCCGTAAGGATCGCCTCAAGCAGTTTGCGCTCGGGATTGGCATCCTTTTTGTGGGACAGGCTCTCCAGCCTGTCGTCCTCTCTCCCAGAACGACCGGCTAGAAAGCCGGCCCCACCAGGACTCACCCGACCTACTTCCAGCAAATTGGCTGCCTCCTCTTTTTTGGTCAAATCGTTCCGATGTTGGCCCGGAAGTTGACCAACTGGTCGACGCCGTTGACCACGTACATATTCGCCATCAGGTCATACAGCAGGTACTGAGTCCCTGCGATGTAATACTCGCAGTGATAGACCACCAGCGTGGTCGGGAAATCAACCTGCTCGTGCTGCTTGAAATTGAGCGGGCCGCCGTCTTTGAATTGCGCCGTCATCAAGCCCACAAACGGCACTTCGGAGGTGCGGCCCTGCGAGGTGTATTGCTCCTTGGAGGCGCGAATCTGGAACTGGTGAGACTGGAAGATGCTGATGCTTTGCATCACGGTCTCGTAGACGGAAATCCATTTGACCTTCGCTTCGAGCTTGTCGATCCCGGCCGGGAACTCTCCCGTGCCGAACATCCCGAGCCCCTTGTGATCGACCATCTTGGCCTTGGGGAACGCCAGCTCCACTTCCTCGGCGCGGCCCAGCAGCGACGCGCCGTCGAGGTAAATGTTGGCGTTGGTAATGCGAGAGACGTTGATGAGATCTGCCATTTCTTACCTTTTTGAATCGCGCGCTTGGCGCGCTGTGCGCTCGTCGCAGACTCGTTTGCTCGGCTTCACATCGTTCCGCCTAGTGTTAGGGCTCATGCACTTGCCAAAGCCGACGAGGTCTGCCCCGCCGCGCTCGACGCGCCGGTCAGCGCCGCCAACAGGCTGGTATCGATAAACACGTTGAAGGTCAGCCGCTCGGCCGGCGGCGGCGGCATGCAATCGATGTCGAATACCAACTGCCCGGCCGCTATCTGGCTTGTCGGATTCTCGGCCGGGTTGTAGCTAGCCGTTCCTCCTACCAGCGCGCCGCGTCCAATCAGCACCCGCAGGAAAGCGTTGCAGCTCGCCAGGATGCTTTGGATCAGGCCGTTGCTAATCGGCTGATCGAGAAACTGCATCATCGCCAGCATGATGCTCTGCTCGATCACGTCCATCGTGCGGCGAATCGGAATGAAGACGTCGGGCGTGGTGTAAGTGGGGAAGCCGGAACTGCGATTGCCCCACACCCGGATGCCGGTGCCGAAGGCCTGGAACGCAGTGATTATTCCCTGGCTGTTGAGGGTGTTGGTGTCGGAGGCCGCATCTAAAAAACTCGCATAGACCGAAGTGTCGGGACCGAGCGCGCCGTTTATCTGCGTGTTCGACGGCGACCACCAGTAGCCTTGATTGATATCACGGTTGGCCGTCGCGCCCGCCACAAACGGCGAATAAGGCCCCGCATGAGTCGTTTGAGCCAGGTTCTGAACCGCCGCCCCGTTGGAGGGATTGATGGAAATTCCGGTCGGATTAATTCCGCTGTCAAGGAATAGTTCCTGGGGGCCGCAGAGAATCGCGCGCTTGTCCGAAGTGTTCCAGGAATTGCCAGAGGCGGCGCGATTTGAGAGCAGCGTCGCGGGCGACGTGGCCGGCGGACAATCGATGAAATACATCGCGCGGAGCGCCAGCGCCACCGCCGCCAGTCCGCTCGCTGTGGTCGCGTCCTGCGAACCGACCGTCTGCCCGATCGCCACCGCAGTGCCGAAGCTCGGCGCGATCAGCAACTTGGGGAAGAAACCGAAAAGCCCGTAGCTGAGCTTCCAGTTCTGCATCCCCGTGTAAACATTGCTGGTCACCGTGCCGATCAGGTCGGAATCGGCGAGCTTGGAGGGGTCGGCGTAATTGCAGGTAATCTTGACCGTCTGGCCGGAAGTCAGCAGCCCATAGCCGATCGCGTTGACGATCCCATTCACCCGGTCAACGGTGAAGTCCGCCCCTTCGACATAGGTGGTGGTCACGCCGCTGTTGGTAATCTTGATCGTCGACAAGCCCATGTGGCCGACGTTGATCGCCTGCACGCCGGAAGTCGGGAAGGAATACGACTGCGCGCTAATCGCGGTGAAATGCAGATGCTGGTCGAAGACGTTGACCGTGATAACCTGTCCCGCGCCCTGGTTAAAAACCTCGGTGAGCGCGTAGGGAATCGTGAAGCCCTGAATCATCGGGCCGAAGGTGCCTATTTGTCCCGGCGCCAGCGAGTTCGGATTCGAACCGGAGACCAGCACCGGCTGCTGCAGGTTCGTAATCGGCCCTTTGCTTTGCAGCGTCCAGGTGACCGTGCCGGTGGTCGCGCCAATCGTATCGCTGGTGGTGTTGCCTACCGTGGTCGACCAGGCCGGCGCCGAAGTATTCGTGACGGCGGCCGCGCCGATTGCGATCAGCGTCCATATCACCTGGTTGCCGCCCGGATTATCGGTGGTGGTAGTGCCGACTGTGGTTGCCCAGGTCGGCCCCGAACCGGCGGAGGTGCCGCTACCGGAGATCGAAGTGACCCGCTGAGTGTTGCCGTTCGAATCGAGAATCAGAGTGCCGACCGCGTAGGCCTGCGCCGATTGCCAGTTGTTTAAAGTGATCGCGGTCGCCTGCTCGATATTGCCGTTGCTACCGATGCAGGACTGTCCGGCCGAGGAGCCGAGCGCGATCAGAGTCCACACCACAGTGCCGTCGGTGGTCGTGCTGTTGAGCGTCCGTCCCCAGGTGGGAGTAGAAGTGCCTGTCGTTCCCGCCGTGGTGACTTTTTGTGTATTGCCGTTGCTGTCGACGATCAGATTACCGATGGTCTCTGCCGTGGATGCAGTCCATTGCGGGGCTGCCTGCACCAGCCAGGAGGGATCCCACAGCGGCAAGGCGCCGGGCACTGCGAACAGTGGCGCGGAACCGACCAGGCCGATTACCGCGGAATTGACGACGGTGATAGGAACGGGGCCGAGATTAAATTCGAAGACCTCTACGCCGTGCAAAAAGGAAGCTGGCATTTATGCTTTCTCCCGTCCCCCCTCATTAACTCCGGTCAATTGCGCATAGGCGGCGAGCCAACGCGCCAGATATTCGGGATTCCGGCGGCCGTCGATAAACACCCCCGCCTCGCCCAGGTTCCATGCCTGCACAATCAAGTTGCGGATGCTCTGGCTACTGGTGGTCCAGGAATGGGCCTGCAGGAACGCGGCGCAGGACCTGATTTGCGCCTGTGTCCAGGTGTCACTGAGATTCGCTGCGAAGCGCGACTGGCATCCGTAGTAACGTTTGAAGGTGGCAGGGTGCATCTGCAGGATGCCGAAGCTCTGGCCGCCGTCGCCAATCTTGGTTTCGCTCTCGTTTGATTCAACGATCGCGAACGCGCGTACCGGCTCGGCAAATTCGAGCGCTGGCGAATAATCAATCACAGCAGGTGTGGATGTAGCCGCATCGCGCACAAATCCACTTGCCTCCTGAACTTCTGGTCATCATCGCGTCGCACCAGGGGCACTTCATTTCTCCTGGCATGCCTGGCACGCGGCGTAATCCACGACCATCGGGTCGCTCACAGGCACCGTTACAGGATCGCCGGCGACGATGAATTTCCAATCGGTTGAAAATGTCTTCCGCCAATGCTTACCGTCCGCGCTAATCGACGGGCCAAGGTAGAACGCGCCGATTGCGAGCTGCTTCGGTGGAAGTTCGTAAGCCGCGACGCTCAGCCAGCATCCCTTGTCGATCGTGGGGACCCGGTAAACATCGCGGCCCAGGGAATAGAGAATCGTGACCAGCCGGACGCCGTTTGATTCTTCGCTCACCTCGGCCGTCTGCATCGAGATATCTTCGCCGTTGATGCTCCTCACTTTAGCCACGTTTTACCCCCGCTTTTTGAATCGCTGCGTTTGGCGTTCGGAGCTTCGCAAACGTGCATGGCGGACAGTTCCTTGATTTGCCGCCGAGCCTCGCACATTGCCGTGGCCATCCCGTCGGCTTCGACCCACGCCTCTTCGAGCCCCGGCGTCCACCACGCGGCCTCGCGCCAGTCCTTGACCAGCTCGTTGTCGAGCGGAACGGATTTGCTGCCGCCCTCGTGCTGCAGGCCATAGACGCCAATCCGGTAATAGTCACGCCCGCGCATGACCGCGGCGAAGGTCGTTCCTGGGCGATGCCATTCGCTTGGCACCGGCAGTGGACGCTTGTCGACTGAGAGCCAGGCGCAACAGGTGCGAGGAATATCCAGCACCGCGTAATACTGCCCGCCCGCCGAGAAAATGATTTGCACTTCGCGTGTGAGGGTCTCGCTCATTGTCTACCCCCGCCCACGATTGCGATCTCAGGCGGCTGCTTTGCAAGCATCTCGCCCATTGCCGCGTGCAAGATTTTCGCGACTTCGAGATTCGGAACTTCGAGGACCGCCTCGGCGATAACCGCCGGATTACCGACTGATGTCGTCCGGCTCATCGCATATGCCTTGTAGCGGCGGCGGCCGTTGGCGAAGTCGTCGCGCATCCAGGAGATGCTGACTATCGCCTGCTGCGGCGCGCCTCCGTTCTTCGAAATCTCCATCTTGGTTTTTCCCCCTCTGAAAATTAATTGTTCGGATAAAATGGCGATGTCCCGCCGCTCGCAAGGGCGGTCACCACGTCGCCGTAGCCGTAGCTCACGGTCACGGTCGCATTCGCGGGAATCGAACCCGTCGAAAGCTGAGTGATGATTCCGTTGACATTGTCCAGTGAATAGTCAGTCCCTAGCACATAAGTCGTAGCGAGATTCTGACTCTTCACAATCAATGCTGAGATATTCTGTTGCGGCAGGGTGATCGTCCCCGGAGATCCGCTAAATGTCAGCAATTCGATTCCGACCTGGAAGCTGGTCTGCCCGCCTTCTTCCATCGCCGTGCCATGAATGAACAGTGGGAAGTTCGGCGTCTGAAAATTCTCGACCACTACCGTGCGGGTGGCGAAAATAATTTCGTAGACCCAGACGCCGCCCTGGCGGTCGCGATCGAGGAAATGCTCGCGAAGCGCCTTCATCGGGGTGCAGCCGGTATTCGGCTGGAAGCCCAGGAGCGCCATCCGCACCGCCTCCAGGACCTGGTAAGCGCCCGGCGACGTGCCCGAAGGCGGTCCGCCGAAAGCCCATCCGAGGTCGCGCATTCGCAGCCCGACTGCGAACTCCATCGTGCGTTCCTGGGCGACATGGCCGACGTCTAAAATCTGCGCGTAAGTGGCGCCGTTGTAGATGACCATCGCGGTGCCGATGCGATGGCGCAGTTCATACGCCTCCGGCCGGTCTGGGAAGTGAATCACTTCGATCATCTGCGAATCGAGGGCAGCCAGCAGAAAAGTCTGGAGCTGCGTCACAATCGCGGATTCAATCGCCGCGATATCGAGCGGCGTCGGCGGATTGAAGTTCTGTCCGACCCAGGGACTATCGAGAATGGCGGCCATAAAACTAGCGGAGCGCGTCCTCGCGCGCAGCGAGCAAACGAGTCTGCGATGTGCGCATCAGCGGAGCGCAAGCGAAGCGATTTAAAATCTTAGTCAAAAGCCTTTTAGTGTGCTGCGGCTGAAGACTCGCTGCGGCACGCTTGGATCGCCGGGCGTGACGTTTTGCTCGAAAACCACCTGCGGCGACGACGGGTCGGCCGGCTCCTCGCTGTCGGTGCTCAAGCCTAGCGTCCGTTGGCCGTCGCTCACTTCGGTAAGAAACTTGATGTTCTTCTCGTAAATTTCTTTGGCGAACGCGAGGTCGTGAATCGGCCGCAGCGCCTGCAGGTGATACATCGCCAGCTCGCAATTGATCCGGGTCAGAATCGCCGGCGGATCGGTGAGCGGCAGCGCGAAACGGGCTTCGAGATATGCGTCAATCTCGTCGCCGGCATCGTTCAGGAAAGTCTGCAGGAACGTGGTATTGACGGTGGTCACCGTCGGGTCTTCGTTGGTGAGTTGCACCAGGTCCCGATTGGGATAGCGCGCTTCCATGTCGGCTATTTGGGCGTAAGCCATGACTCAGATTCTTGAATCGCGCGCTTCGCGCGCTGTGCGCACGTCGCAGACTCCTTAGCTCGCTCCGCGCTCGGAAGCGCTTCGCTAGTGTTTAAGACAGCCACTCGCTGACGATCAGCGTCGCGTCGTTCAGATAAATATTCGCAATCGGAATCGTGCTCACCGCGCCGCTTATCGAACCCGCGCCGAAGGTCCCGTGCAGGAGCTGCCTCGCCACTTCCTCCAGCGAAGGAGGCACCACCAGGAACCGGGTGGTCGGCGGCCCGTTCCAGGCGCCGAAAGGCACTCCCGCATCGCTTTTGATCTGCCTGAGTGCAGCCACCGCCGCGCCGTAATTGCCGGGATTCGAAAGGTCGGTGTTGCTGGCGTAGGTCAACTGCCACAGCCCCACGCCGGCATTGCATCGCACATCGACGCCGTAGCGGAACAAGCGCTGCGAAAAGACCGCCTCGTCGGTCGCGGTGTTCATCCGGGTAATCGCGTACTCGCGCCGCTTCTGGAAGATGAAGGGCTTAATCGGCCGGGCGCCATCGACCAGGAACCAGTAAGCCCCGGTGCCGGAAGAGGTTATGTTCGGTTGAGCGGGGCCAAGCGCCACCAAAGTCCAGGTAACTGTATTATCGCTGGTCGTGTTGGGGACCACGGTGGCCCAGCTCGGAGCGGTAGAACCCGAAGTCCCGGCGGTGGTCACCTGCTGGGTATTGCCGTTTGAATCAAGGATAAACGTGCCGACGGGATACTTCGTGCTCGCATTCCATTGCGGAAATACGATCTTCGCGCTGGTGTCGTTGGCTGGCCCCACCGGATGCGTGGAATAAATATTGTTGCCGTCATAGCAGATCGGCACCGGCATCGTAATTTTGCCGATGCTGATTGGCACGCCGAAGACCGCCGACTTCATCATCCCGAAAATGAGCTGGTCGGGATGCGTTTTGGCGTCCCATCCGAGCTGCTCAATCACCGGAGCATAAACTCCGTACTGGTCATCTTCGATGCGCTCGCGCTCGATACCGACCGTGTCTTCGAAGGTCTTGTTGACGATGGTGTAGGCGTGGGCTTCGAGCGCCTGCAGCACGCGGTCTCCGACCCATTCGCGGAAGCCGGTGGTGCGGCCGAGCCAGGGATAAAGCGTCTGGCTGGTGGAGGACGGCACTATGGAACAGATTTTGTCGTAATAGCTCGGCGCCATCTCGAAACCTTTTTGGAAGATGGTGTCGAAGCCGGTGAATAGTGTCGTCAGATTGTTAGCAGAAATTTCCATCTACTTTTTCTCCGCTTCTTGCGAAGTGTTTGGGCTCGGCTGATACAGATGCCACGCGGACACCAATGCCGCGATTAATGCGGTCCCCAGGTCTCGATACTTCGGAGGCAGTGTCGCGACCACCTGGGGCATCACCGTGAGGAGCGCCCCGATTGCGATGGTCGCGATATGCTCGAACTTCAGATTCATTTACTGAGAGATAGCGTCGCGCATGAAGTTGATGAAACAGAGGCCGGCGTCGATGGCCACGATCTCGCCCGCAGCAACTTTGAGCCCGGCGCTGTAATACGTGATGTAAACGGTGCCGCCCCCCGAGATCGCGCCGCCCGCCAAGGTCAGAAAAAGCCCGGCCTGGTAATCAATCGCGAAGTCGGTTCCCTCGACATAGTGAGTGCCGCCGGCGCCGGTCGCGCTGTAGGCGTCGACGCTGCCCTGGACGATATCCGGCTTAATCACGTTGACCAGCGGTGCGGATGAAGGAACCGCGAAATTCGTGGTGTTCGCCACCAGTGTCCCCAGCGTCACGGTATGGTCGTCTGCGGCGTAGCAGATTTGGCCGATATTGGCCGCCGTGATCGTGCCGTCAACGTCCATCCCGAAGGCGCCCGCTACCACTCCCACCGAAATCGCGCCCGCCGCACCGGCGCTGATGGAGCCGTAAGTGACGCCGCTCTGGTTGACCGCATTCACGCCCGGAGGCTGGATGCCGCCGGCGTAAACATATTCGCAGATGCCGAGCACGTTCAGCTTGCGCAGAGTGCTGGTTCCGCTGCGCGCCTGGGCAGGGACAGCGTTGCCGCTGGCGTCAATCGCCACCATCCCGCCGACATAAATCGTGGTGGAAGCCTCGACCGGGAGCAGGCCGTAATGATAACGGTTGCTGAAGCCCGGCCATTCTGGAGTGTTTCTGCTGCCAGTGAGCGCCGCCATGTTTACTTTGCTCCTTCAGTCGGAACGCCGGAGTTGCTGTCGTCGAGCATCAGGTGCGGACGGGGAAACTTGAGCGTCCAGTTCTCTTTGATCGCCGCGCACTTTTCCAGTTGCTCTTTGCTTTCGAGTCCGAGATTGGCGAAGATTTCGACCTCGCGTTCGCTCAACGACGAGACCCCTTTGGGGGCTTCGCCGATGCGGGCGGTGAAGGTATTGTCGGCGCCGCTCTGGATAATTCGGGGCTGGGCGCCGATGAACTTGTCGAAGCCTTTGTCGTCGGCCGCGCAATACTCAATCGCCCATTCGCGCTGGGAAGGAATCAGCCGCCCCTCGCGAATCGCGGTGTCGACCTTGTGAGTAGCGCTGGCTTTGACCTGCGCCTCGCGCATGCCGTTCAGCTCGGTCGCCATCTTCACCACCATCGGATGTTTGGCGATCGCTGCGGTCAGCGACTTCTCGCCCTTGTGTTCTGCCGCCTTTGGTTTGATTTCGCGGCCGCGATTACGTTCGGTGATTTCCGCCATATGCATAGCCCGCATTTTCTCGCGCTCGTCGTCGCTCGCGCACTTGGCCATTTCCTCGGAATGGCGCGCTGCCATCTGCTCTTCGCTTTCATAGGGCTCGTCGGCCGCATTGTGCTCGACTTCACCCTCGTGGGTCTCGCCGCCCTCCTCCATGTCCTCGTTCTCGTCGCCGTCGTCGTCGGCCATCAGGCAGGCGGCGGCTTCCATCAGCTTGCGCGGATGGGCCTCGGGATAGGCCGCTTCGAGGGTGGCCATCACTTCGGAGAGCTTCGGCCGCTTCTCTTCTTTCTCCATTCGCTGGACTCCCGCCGACGCCAACGCCGGCAGATTGATCAGTGCAGGATTATTGGTGAGGGCCGCGCGCAGGATGCGCTCGACCTTGCCGTCTTTGCTGTGCTCGAACACCGGCGAGACGTAGCGATATTTCTTCTCTTTGACCGCTTCGGCGGCGTCGGCCGTCCATTCGATGCGGGCGAAAATCGCGCCGTCCTGGATCTTAAATCCTTTGAGCCACCCGGCCGCCGGCGCCGGCCGCCCCTCGGGAGCGGCGAGGTCGGTCGAATGGTCATAGTCGAGCACCAGACCGACCGCGGGCATCTTCGAAACCGAGGCAGCGACGATCGAATCGGGGTCTTCGTTTTCGAAGGGACCGCGCCCGTCAACCGCAGAGAATTTGCCGGCCGGGATGAGTTCGATCCATTCGGGCGCTTCGTCTGTACTGATAGGGATAACGAAAATGGACAGCAACTCGGAACGGTCTGTCAAGCGGTTGTAAACGGTAGTAGCGTCTCGAGGCCTTATCAGTGCTCGGCTCTTTTTCATGAAGCTCTGGTTTTCAAGCTACATTCCTGTCCGATCTTGATGAGCATCAAAAATTGCCCTGGTGCATGGGTAATTCAGTTCTTGCCCTTTCCAGCACCGACATCCGGCTTCAAAAGTGTTCTTGCCTTGTCCGAAATTCGGAGGGTGCCAACCCTGGACGTGCTCTCTGGCCTCATCCTGATGACCAAGCTTTCCGGAAAACACGGGTGACTCTGTCACCCTTCATTTGAAGGACGGATCCGGAATCGCGGAATGGCAATCAAGCGTCGGCAAATCGGTCTGCAAACACAAATCAGTCAAGGCCAAGGAGGCATTACATCAATTTCGCGAATTGGCGCAGAAAGAGGAAAATGATTTTCGTCGAACGGCGCGCTTTGAGGAGCGGTCTGGCTAGAGAAGACGCTAGCAGGCAGCGGAATTCAAGTCATGCCTTCCGCTCGCCTGCGCAAACGGCTTCGTATACGCGGGCTAAATCACGTGCGCTCAACCGATCGAGCGTCACGACGGCGCGCCCCAGTACACGCCCAGCCAGCTCGCAAATTTCTTCATTGGAGCGGCGGTTCTTAGCTGCTTTAACACGGATAGCGTCGAGAATCTGCTGCGGCCATTGGCCATTGGATGCTATCGGCGATCTCGACTCTGCTGCTCTTGCGCTACTCACTTTGACCACACCAGTAGCTCCAAGGCTTATTAAGTTATTATCGCCGCGGATAGTGATCTGCGGAAAATGCGACTGGCTGGTTGCAGCAGTGGGATATCGGTGAAACCCTTGAGACTTAGATCGAATCAACTCTCTGTCAGAATGCATTGACCTATAGTGCCCCCCATAGGCCTCTTATGTTACCTGGCCTAAAAGCAAAGTCGAGACTTTTTTTGCAGAGGGTTCAGCTGGCATTCAGCTATTCAGAGTAGAGCGCCGAAGAAGATCGAGGATCTTCGTGCGGCGAATGTCACCTTTGCCTGGTCTCCGATAGAACTCGTAGGCGGCCGCCACAACGCGGGCCTTCTCGCGAGATTGCAAACGGTACTGGTCACCGCGAAGCGCAAGCGCGCTTTCGACTTGCTCAATTATTCTGGCTAGCAACTCACAATCGAGGGTTGTTTGATCGGCGGCTGGAGGGGATTGCTCTTCAGTGCGTTTTGGGCCTCGTCCGAGATATAGCCATTCTGCGTCGAAGCCGGTCGCATCCGCGATCTTCTTGACGGTTTGAAATTTCGGATTCTTGACGCGATTGAGCCAAGCGGAGATTGTGGTCTGATCGACCCCGCTGAGCCGCTCCAACTCTTTTTGCCCGCCCACGTGTTCGACCACCTCGCGCAGGCGCTCGATGAAGCTGTGTTGCACCCAAACTCCGTTCGGATGGATATTTCGCCCGTTCGATAATGACTTGACCCGATACGCCAAAAGTCGTAAGCTCCGCTTACGACAATGCAAACCCGCAGAATACGCAAGCCGATGCAAGAAGCCAAGTGGCTATCGCCGTTGAGGTGCGATCCCTTATGACGGAAGGCCTGCATGTGTTCGTATTGGCACCAGTTAGCGAACTGGGAGTAGGTGTTGGTTCTGCAAGCTCAAACGCAGCTTTCAGTGTCGCCGGGATACTCTCGTTTCATGCAAAAGTAGCACTTGTTGCGAGCGCGGGGTGCAAATGAGGCTCGAGCTCTGCCGGTCACATCTTGAGATTCTGCCCGAAGGTGAGGCTGACCTTGCCTACATTGAGGATACGCTGGGACTGCACAAAGCCGGCAATCAGATACCGTTAATTCGCATCGATTATGCTGGTGGGCGCGTGACTCTAATTCGCTTGGCCGCCGGCAATCTCTGTGCTCCAAAGCGGCGGCGTGGGAGGCGTCCGTCGGAAGGCAACGAATAG